GAAGATATGGAAATTATTTTTGATAATGAAGAAGAATTAATAAGATTTTTCTCTCTTTTAATGGATGAAAAAATATCAACATGGCATTACAAGAATTTTCTAGGAAATATTTACTCAATATTGCATATAGGAATCGGGACATATCAACTTGTATCTAATACGCTTATTGTGAAATGCATAATGGAGGTAGAATAAATGAAAATTTCAAAGAAAAACTTAATGGCATTTGTGAAAAATCATGCATATGGAGATGAAGTACTTGGCAAGGGAACCACTCGCTCACAAACAATAAATTCATTTTTTTTTGTGGAATTTATGCTCGGTGAGCGAATTGGTGAAATAAGGATGTTATGCCAAGAAGATGTATATGCAGTAATATCGTTAGAATTAATTTCTGATGAGTCATTAGCAGTTTTTGAAAGCTTAGAAGAATTTAATGATTTTATTAGTATATTCTTTTCTATTAAACGATCTAAGGATGACCATTTAGATATGATTGATTTTTTTGAAAATGATATTATTGTAGATCAGATTGTTATTAATCCAAGCGATTGCAAGACGTTAGTTACAATGAAGTATGGTATAATAACCGAAACTTTCATATTGTATAAATAAGAGAGGTGTATATATTATGCCGAAGAAACCTAAAACATACGACTTTGAGGAAATCATGTCTTTGACAGACGAACAAAAAAGACAAGTAATACCACAGCTAGCATCCGTAGCGAATCAACGCTTACGAGAGTTAGAAAAGCAAGGCGAAACAAGATGGGCTTATGAGCGGGTTATAAAAGACCTCGCTCTTCCAAAAGGGGCAACTCCTCGTTTTTCTTATTCAACAACGAAGCTGAAACGGAAAGCAGCCTTAGATAACTACTTATCAAGTATTCTTCGTTTTCTAAATTCAGAAAGCTCAACAGTAACAGGAATACGAGCGATCAATAAAAGGCGAGTAGAAGCATTTAAAGAAAAAGGTTATACTATAAAAGATGAGGCTTTATTTATTGACTTTTTAAAAAGCGGAATATTTACAACTTTAGCGAATGTAGCGGCTTCTGAATTCATTTTGGAGGACATAGATTTAGCTATGGAGCAAGGATATACACTAGACGAAATCATGACAGGTTATCAAGCGTTTATAGATAGAGATTTATCCTTGCAAGGCATGCAAGCAGTTAGACGATCTTACCGAAGAAGCTCGAAACGAAGAAAGGAAAGAAATAAAGGATAAAGGCGGTAAAAAAATGCGAAAATTATTAGTTGACACAATACAAGGGAAAAAAGAAGAAACAGTATTCAACTTAAATGATTTTCCATTTGAACATTTAACCACGTGCGATTTATGCAAAAAAGGAACTCATAGAAAATACTATAACGTACCATCTGCATTTGACATTGAAACGACAAATGTAGATGGCGTAAAAAACGCAAAAGGAGAATATATCGTTTCTCCTTTTGCTTTCATGTATCATTGGCAATTTTGTCTTGATATATTTGTAATTTTCGGCAGAACATGGGAAGAGTTCACTGAATTTTTTGACAAATTGTCCGAAGAATGTGGGGGGTTTACGTTATGTGTCTATGTACATAATCTTGCGTTTGAATATCAATTCATAAAAGACTTTATAGAAATTGAGAACATGTTCGCAAAGGCAAAGCGTCGACCCATGAAATTTACTTCCCACAAAGGGGCTATTGAATGGCGTTGTTCCTATTTTTTAAGTAACATGTCATTAGCTAAGTTTTGTGAATCATCGGAGCTCTGTATTCACTATAAATTACTAGGCCAGTTTGATTATAATAAAATACGAACGCCCTTCACTTCTCTCAACGAAACGGAAGAGGGCTATTGTTTCAATGACGTATATGGGCTTTGCGAAGATATACGTACATTATTAAAAGAAGATACAATAGCCACAATTCCATTAACTTCTACCGGGTATGTAAGGCGGGAAGTAAGGGAAGCAATGAAAAAGAATCCTGAAAATAGGGTGATCTTTGAAAAAACGGCTCTGACTGAGGAACAATACAATATGTGCAAGGAAGCTTTTCGGGGAGGCGACACACACGCCAACAGAATGTATGCAGGCAAAATTTTATTAAATATTGATTCCTATGACATGACATCTGCTTACCCAAGTTCTATGGAATTAGATTTATACCCTATGTCTAAATTTGTGAAAGTAGAGCCAAAGAATGACGAAGAGTTTTATAAAATGCTTGATAAATACGCATGTTTAATGCGTGTCAATTTTTTCAACATAGAATGTCAGCATTGTGCCCCATCTCCATATATACCGATAGCAAAGTGTAATAAATTTAGAAATCCCAAAAATGATAATGGGCGTGTACTAAAAGCGGATTATTTGAATATAACATTAACAGAGTTAGATTTCGAAATAATAGAAAATATGTATGAGTATGAATCATTTTCTATAGAAAGAATGTACATAGCGAAAAAAGACCATCTTCCATATGAGCTAAGGAAAGTTACGTTTGAATATTTTAAAATGAAAACAGAATTAAAAGGCGTAGAGGGGCAAGAATATTTTTACATGAAAAGTAAAAATAGAATTAATTCTATCTTTGGAATGATGGTAACTGCAATTGATCATGCTGAAATTGAAACAGACGGGCATGAATGGACAGAGCGTAGTTGCGACATCAAGAAAGCATTAGAGGACTATTATAAAGCACCAAATTCATTTCTTCCATACCAATGGGGGGTATGGGTTACTGCATACGCACGTTACCGTTTAAATAAAATGAGGGAGAAACAAAGGATAAGGACAGTCTATAATGATACGGATAGTTTAAAAGGGATCAATTACAACAAAGAAATATTTGACGAAGAAAATAAACTAATTATACAACAATGTAAAGAAAATGAGATTCCGTTATTTGCCTATAATAAAAAAGGCGAAATTCAATATATGATGGTATGGGATCATGACGCCCACTACGAACGTTTTAAAACATTAGGCGCTAAGAAATACGTATATGATGAGAGAAATAAAAAAGGGGAACTAGAATTTCACATCACAATATCAGGAGTAGACAAGAAAAAAGGAGCGGAAAGAATCGGATGCGTTGAACATTTTGACGTAGCGCAATTAAATAAAAACGCAATCGGGGTCATGCATGACATTGGGAGAAAGGCATCTTATTATAATGAAGAAGAAATTCATACAATGGAAATAAATGGCGAGCGTTTCACAACGGCAAGTAACATTGCCATGATAGATAGTACTTATGAGCTAGGAATAACCGATGAGTATTACAACGTATTAAAAAATTATTTTGATATTTCCGCAATTTGTTATTGACAAAATTAGAAACCCATGCTATATTATATATAGAAAGAAAAAGGAGAGAACAACAATGAATAAAAAAGTCAAAAACGTATTAGAAACATTAAACGCAATTCTTAAAGAAAATGCTGGAAAGAGAATTTCAATAGTAGATGGGGGAGATATCCTTAAATTTAATAATTACGGATACTATGTTACACTATACAAAGGCAAAGTAGTTCTTTGCGATAATATAGGAAAACCATTAAAAGTGATTATATCAGACAACGATAAAGAAGCATTATTATTTATTAAAGCTGGTAATACAGATTATTGCGTTACAATAATGGATATAGAAAGCGAAACTATTTCAATTACATTATAAAGTCGAAACTTGGCGAGTGTGCTCGAACCTTTTAACCTTACCCAACGATTACCCCGTGATGCTTCATCGTGTTTAGCCATTCACAGATGAACTCCTTTCAAAAATCTCCACTCGCCAAGTCTACCGGAAACAGGCGATCCGGTACTGATGAGACAGCCTAAATAGAATTACATTCGTGTCAAGAAAAAACAGGAAAGGAGGAAACAGAAATGAAAAGAAGTGATTATTATTTCACACGTTCCATTACAACTGGTTATGTTTATGGAATTTATCAAAAGATCGACGGCCAGCTCGTCAAAGAGGGAGACGTTACAACGTCTACTATGATTCGCTCAAACAAAACAATGGAGAGCGTCATCACAGAATACTTTAAATCCCTTGGAGAGATTTTAGAGGATGTGAAAAAATATGTATGCGTATTGGATCATACAAATACATCCGTATACGGAATCAAGACAGAAGAAGACTTCTTAAAAGTAGCAGAAAAAATTGAAGAATAAAAAAGGAGAGAACTAAACTATGTATAATGTAAATTTTGTAAGTGATGATATTGTATCAGCAATGGGATATGCCGTACCATTCAAAGAGATGGCAGGAAAAACGATTACAGCCGTAGGCGCTTGCATCATGGACGTAGACAACCATGAAATTACATTCATTAAAGGAGACGATGGCGAATACTACAGCGGATCATCTGAGCCAGTCCGCAAATCCATGAAAGCGCTGTTAAAAATGTTTACGGAAGAAATGGAAAATGGACTGAAAAAACCACAGGATTTCAAATATACAGTTGAATTCGATCAGGGCGGTTCAGGAACAAGAAAATATATCATTGCGAAATGCAAGAAGTGTTAATAAATAGAAAGAGGGAGTTTCACTCCCTCTTTAAAAAATAGAAAAGAGAGGTACTTTACATGACACATTTTTCTTTTATATCAACTTATATTGAGCCATTCATGGGAATTATTCTATTAGCAGTTTTACTATATGGTCTTGTCTTACTAGTGGAGCTGGTTTTTTATTTATCACTAGATATACTGCAATTTATAATCAGGAGGGCGAAGCGTCATGCCAGACGTAAAAAGAAAAGAAGATTACATAGACGTAAGTAAATATTACGACTACGAGCGCATATTAAGTCAAAAAGATTCAGAAGGCCTTGTCCCATCCACATACATGATAGACACAAATAGAGGTGACGGGAAAACGACATCTTTTCTGATCGATGCTCTTCTACGCTTCTATAATAACTCATACGAAACGGTATATCTGTTCAGAGAAAAACAAGAATGTAAAATGGTTCCTTATATGTTCGAAGATGTGTTCAACACTTATCCAGAACTTTCAGGGGAGTTCAAGCGAGAGGAAATAGCTGATGGAATTATACAGCGTTATACATTAAATGGGAAGCCATTCGCTTTAGGTGTATGTTTAAAAGATGAGGATAAAATAAAAAGAATATCCGGCTTATTCTTTAACGCAACAAGAGCGATTTTCGAAGAGTTTCAGACAGAAAGCGGAAAATATCTAACTAATGAAGCTGTAAAACTCCAATCTATCTTTACATCTATGAACCGTGGAGGTGGGAAGCGAGACCGAAACATGAAACTAATCATGCTAGGAAACCACATTTCCTTATTAAACCCCCACTATGTCATGAGGGGAATTCATAAAAAGTGGAACCCAAGTCAGAGATATTACAGGGGAAAAGGCTGGGTGACAGAAATACATTACAATCAGTCAGCGGCAGAAGAAATCCAGAATTCCGCTATGTTCCGTTCTTTCGTTGACGAGAACGGCTCCAATCGTTACGGGAACATGATTTCCGGCGATAACTATTTATTTGAGGCGGGAACTTTTATTGAACAACCCGTCGGGCGTTCTCATTATTTATGTACATTAAAGCATAACAATGAATATTTTGGGGTATGGGAGTACTATCAGCAGGGCGTACTATACGTTTCACGGAAAACCGCTAAATACGATCAAGTTATCATTACATTCAACGCTGGCGACCATTCCACCAATACCATGATGCTAAACCGTTATTCCTTTCAATTCAAGCTATTTAAAAAAGCGTTTGAGGGAGGCTATCTCTATTTTGAGGATGACAGAAGTAAAATTGCTATTTTTGACATTTTGGGCTTGACGTTATACCAATAATATGCTATATTAATCATAGGAACACAATCCATGCGATAGCGCAAAAATAAAAGACCGAGCCTTAAAATGGAAGTCGTTAAGGGAGGGTGGTTCCTCTAGTCATGGAATAGTTCTCGAAACTGCCTGTTACGATACTTTCTCAAGAATGTATTGTAACAGGCTTTTTCTTTTATGCGCTATCAAAAAAACGCAAAGGAGGTGGCCTTTATGCTAGGAACTCTTCTTACCACATCTTCGGACGTTGAAATCATTCAGGGGCTTGTCGAGAATTTAGGCGTTCCAGTAGTTATCATTATTGCGATGGGTGCCTTTATCTGGTTTATGTACACGCAAAACCGGGAAGATCGCATCGACAGTGAAGAACGCTGGCAAGAACTATTACTGGATGAGCAAGAACGTCATCAAGAGGAAATGAAGCAGTTCACAGAAGCGCTGAACAATAACACGGTAGCGCTTACAAAACTTACTACACTATTAGGGGGTGAGAAAGATGAGCCTGAACGGAATTGACATTTCCCATCACCAAGGAGACGCCGGTATGACCGTTTCCATTTTTGAAAAAATGTCTTTTGACTTTGCCATTATGAAAGCGACAGACGGCACAAGATTTGTAGACGCATGGTGTGACAAATATTATCAATCGGCAAAGAAAAGAGGAAAACTCCTTGGAGTATACCATTACGCAAATGGAACAAATGCGGAAAAAGAAGTCGATTATTTTCTCACGCACTGTAAAAACTATGTGGGAGAAGCGCTCATTGCCCTAGATTGGGAGAAAGCCTATAACCAGTCATTCGATAATCCAAACTGGGCGAAACAATGGTTAGACATCTTCTATCAAAAAACAGGTATTCGCCCTCTCATCTACATGAGTGATAGCGTAACTGAGGCGCATAACTGGTCGGACGTAGCCAAAAATTATGGGCTATGGATTGCCCAATACCCCGACGATTCCATCGTCCATGGGTATCATTCAAATCCATGGCGTGACGGAGACGGCCAAGGAGCGTTCGCTATCACAGCGATACACCAATACACCGCATCCGGGCGCATATCCCCGTGGACAGGAAACCTAGACTTAGATATCGCCTATATGTCAAAAGAAGCATGGGGAAAATACGCAAAAGGAAACGGTACTTACAACCCTGACAGCGCCGGAGGCGCTGGAAGCACTGGAGACAACTCTACTTCACTCGATTCCCTTGTAGGAAAAGAGATTACAGTAAAGGTCACAGGAGTGAAGTGAAGTCCAGTCCAGTCCTGTGCTTTCCACTCCACTCCACTCCACTACACATGCGGTTGAGTTAGCGAATGCGAGCGGAGCGAGTATGAGCTTACATGCTGTTGAGTTGGTGAGTGCGTAGCACGAGCCTACTAACAGCGGTGCTCTTGGAGCACTAACCACGGTGCCGACATCCGGCGTAGCCGGATTAGGTACTGATTGCGAATTTCCTTGTAACTAGTAAACCAATATTTTCATAACTGCATTTGTCTACAAGTTCGTTCATATGTTCTTGACTTAGCGAGTGCGTAGCACGAGTTTACATGCTGTTGAGTTGGTGAGTGCGGAGCACGAACCTACTAACAGCGGTGCCCTTTAGGGAAGTAAGAACGATACCGCTTTTCGGTATTAAAATTTATCTACAGGAGGTTTTCGTACATGGCATGGATCGTAGCTGAATCAAGACCGCTGAATAGCGAAGAAATGAGGAATAACGCTCAAGAGCAAGCAAATTATATGATTAATTTCGGTTTTACTGCCAACGCAATCTCCGCTATTTTGGGAAATGAGCAATCAGAATCAACAATTAATCCCGGTAGATGGCAAAGCGACATTGTCGGAAATATGTCAGGCGGTTTCGGACTTGTTCAATGGACCCCGGCGACAAATATTATTAATTGGTTGACTGCCCGTGGACTGCCTAGGACAGACGGTAACGGACAATGTTTGTGGCTTGCTACGGAAAGCGGGAACGGCCAGTGGATTCCTACTGGAGCTTATCCGCTTTCTTGGGATGAGTTCAAGAACTCAAAGCAGTCGCCGGAATATTTGGCAAGGGCGTTTCTCTATAATTTTGAACGTCCTGCCGATCCGGCGGCAACAGCGGCGGCGAGAGCTAGACAAGCCCTAAACTGGTTCAATACTCTCGATTGGAGCGGGGCAGGGTGAATCTATACCGCTCGCCTCAGCTCTGAGGGAATACAGGGTTCAAGATATTGGTACAGCTCTACAAACCCATTCTACCCTAACTATGGACTTCCGAACTGTACATGTTACGCATGGGGACGCTTTTGGGAGATTTCCGTACAATCCGGGGATGAGCATGTGCCGCATCTTCCTACTGGAAATGGCGGTGAATGGTGGGGCGCTGTTTCTGGATATGAAACAGGTCAGACGCCAGCGCTGGGAGCGGTTGCTTGTTTTGCAGAAGCAGGAAGCTTCGGTCATGTGGCAATCGTGGAACAAATTACGGAATGGGGATTTCGAAGTAGTAACTCAGGATATCCAAGCAGTTTTTTCTTTACAGATGAGCATAGAAAAGATAACGGCTATCTTGGAACATGGATGACAAATGGAAGATGGAGTTTTCAGGGATTTATTTATAATCCTTATGCCTGCCAATCTGTGACACCGCAACCGCCGGAAGATAGCGGAGGATCAAAGTTGTGGATGTATTGCGGGCGAGTTTTTTAGGGAGGTGAACATCATGGCAATTACAAAAGAACGACTGAATGAGATTTTTAATAAAATGACAGCAGATCAGGAGCTTACACCTGAGTACATGGATGAGCTGACAGCGTATCAAGCAGAGATTTTGGGAGATCCAGACGATCAGATTGATGATACTGAAATCAAAGAAGTTCGTGAACGTGTTTCCACATTGGAAAAAGAAAACAGCGATTTGAAAGCTGAAATTAGAAAACGGTTTTTCGCTGTAGCGGAAGACGCACAAGATGTAGACGGCGCAGAGGATACAGAGGAAGACGAAGAGGAAGAAACAGTGGATTATTTCACTGAGTAGAAGGAGGTATTATAAATGATTACTCAGCCATTAATGAAAGATGGAAGTACTGGCATTAAAAACTCACCTACGGCAATGGCGGCAATGGTGAATGATGTCATTGAAAAAAGTGACGTATTAAAAAACGCATTAGGCGACACGAGGGCAAACGGAGAAGACCCGTCTTCTCTTCGGCAGATTGGGCAGGTGCTTGACAGCTTGCCGAAGTATAGAAACGCCTTCCAAGTTGGCTTATGGAATATGGTAGGCATGATCCTTGTCAACAATATGTATTGGAAAAATGATGAGTGGGTTCGCAAAACGCTAAAAGGAACCTTGGAAGTGGGAGATTCTATCGAGGATATTTGGGTAGAAGTTGCTACGCCTGAGCAGTATGACGCAAATGGAGCTTCTACACTGACAGACTTCAAGAAAGCGGATATTCTTTCCAGATTCCACGTTCTGAATTACCAGAAGAAATACCAGAGGACAGTAAGCCGGAAAGATTTTAGACAGGCTTTCTTTAGCTTCTCAGGAGTTTATGATTTGGTAATGCGGATTGTAGACACCATGTACAACGGAGCTAGATGGGATTATTTCCTCGCATGCAAATATCTTCTAGCACGTAAAATCAATGATGGTGTTATGAAAGTGGCTACCGTTGAGGATTTAACAAACACTGAAAATATTCAGGATTTTCTCATTCAGGTTCAGAGTGTATCAAACGATATGGAATTCCCGGACGAGGAAATGACAGAGGCAGGAAATATTAATTCTACAGCGAAAACAGACCAGCTATTTATTCCAAGAAATGACGTACAGGCAAAAGTAGGAGTAAAAGCTCTTGCGAATGCGTTTAATCTGGAATACGCTGAATACAGAGGCGTAGAATTAAAGATTAATAAATTCCAGTTTACGCCTACAGAAGAAAAGAGACTTGCGATTCTATTTGCGAATGATCCGGGATACGTTCCGCTGTCAGAAACGGAAAAAACAGCTCTTAATAGCGTATTCGCTGTACATCTTGACAAAGATTGGTTCTTCTGTATGAACTATCTGTTTGAGTTCTATGAATTCGAAGACCCATCTACACTAAAAGAAAACTTCTTCTTGCATGATTGGAAAGTGATTTCTTACAGCCCGTTTAGAAACGCTGTTGTTTATACAACACAATCTCCGACTATCACGAGTGTAACAGTTACTCCGGCTACTGCAAGCGTTGGAAAAGGCGCACAGTTGCAGTTATCCGCTGAGGTGGTAGCCACAGGCTTTGCAAGCAAGAAAGTTTCTTGGAATGTAGAGGGCGCAAATAGTGATGAGACTACAATTACACCAAATGGACTTTTAGTTGTGGGAAGCGATGAGACCGCCACCAGTCTTACTGTAAAGGCAATTTCTCTCGCTGATTCTTCGAAGAGTGGTTCCGCAACAATTACTGTACCATCGGTATAAATTTATAAGCAAGGCTGGAAAGAAGAAAAGTCCAGCCTTGCAACAGTAAGGAGGAAACAATATATATGCCAGTCGTAACGCCTACAAACAAATTAAAATTATTGCGTGGTGTGAGATTATCAGTAGATGATCGTTATACGATTTACTGGACTAGTAAAGCAGCGCAACAAAGTTATTTTTCCTCAAAGGCAGTTCATAGCGAGAATAATTTAACGTATTTATACGTTGGAGAAAACACGCTGGAAATTGATGGATGCTCAGAAGATTACACGGATGTAAACTATATGATGTTTCAGAATAGTCAGTTTGGTGATCGCTGGTACTATGCATACATTACGTCCATTGAGTTTGATTCCCCAGAAAGCGCTGTAGTGAAGTTTGAGCTTGATTATTGGCAGACATACTTCTTCGACTTGCAAAACAACGCTTGTATGGTGCTGAGAGAGCATGTAAGTAATGATGCGATAGGGGCGCATATTAAAGCGGAGCCTGTGGATACGGGATTTCCTGTTATCAGCAATTTAGTATATGATGATATTATGGAGCAACCAGCATTGATTTTAGCCAGCTCCTTTGACCCAACGTCTGAGGGATATGATGACGTAGAAGGCGGCGTATATGGGGGTATTTATTCCGGTGTGAAGCTTACTTCATACAGTATGTATGATAGTAGTAAAATTAATGATTTGAATACTGTATTAAAGGGAGCCGCCGCTAATAACAAAGCGAGCGGGATTGTAGATTTATTTGTATTCCCAGAAGCGTATTTTACAACAAAAAACGCTCCCGTATCGAAAGAAAAATCATACCCAAAATATTATGGCTCATTCGATGGATACACCCCACATAATAATAAACTTTATGTATATCCTTACAATTACATGGTTCTTTCCACTACAAACGGAGTGCAGAAAGAACTTCGCTTCGAATTATTCGGAGGTAATACTTGCGATTTCCTGTTTTTCGGTAGCCCTTACAACACTCCGCAAATTATAGCAGCCCCTATGAATTATAACAATACTGGTGCTACGGATAAGGCTGTCAATTTAACGGAATCCGTAGTATTGGAGGGGTTCCCTCATTGCTGTTATAATATTGACAGCTTTAAAGCGTATATTGCTCAGAACGGTGGTTCTATGGCTATTGGTATGCTTTCTAACGCATTCGCAATCGGCGCTGGCGCTGTGGGAGGTGTAGCAGGATTTGGAGCTGTTTCCGCTGGTATTAGCGGAATGGCAGGGAATGTAAATAATCTTCTTGTACAGGCGAACAAGCCACCTCAGACGAGAGGATCGGCAAGCGGTGGAGCGTTGGCGGCGTACAGGAGATTGGATTTCATGTTATATACATTAAAATGCCCGAGGGAATATGCGGAAAGTATAGATGAGTATTTTGATGTATATGGATATGAGGTGGATGAGGTAAAGGTGCCTAATTTAACAGGGAGAGCGAATGTAAATTATGTAAAAGTGGCAAAGAGTACATTGACTGGATTCATTCCAAGCCAATATTTGACGAAAATGAAATCGGATTTGGAAACTGGAATGTGGTTTTGGCAAAACGCTGAAAATGTAGGCAAATTTAATTTAGCCAATGGTATCGTATGATGCTGTAGTATGGCGATATTACGCAATATAACAGGAGGTGAAGAAATGGGAAAGAAAAGAATACGAAAATCCGCTTGCGGTACGTCAAACGATATAGAAGCCATCATGCAAGAACTTACAGCTAGAACGGAAATATATTGGTTGAATAGGATGCTGAATATTATGGTCGCTCGTATCCAGTGGAATAACTTACCGAAAGAAATCGATGAGCGATATTTAGAGTGGATATTGAACACGGGAGGAATAGGCGTTGGATTCCGTTATGAAAGCGAATTGTGCTTTATGAAATCCGCTTTGGGAGGCGATTTCGATATCTATAATGTTCCTAAAATGCGAGAGGCTTATGCGGTTGAGGGTGTGCACGTTGAATTAGACGAGACAAATAGTGTTATCTGTTTTAATAATTTAACGAGAAGCAATAATATGAATGAGTTGTTCATGTTTTCCGACCGTATGAGAAACATGAATATGATTAGAGATATGAATATTGACCTACAGAGAATGAGCGGCATTATTTATTGCGACGAAACGCAACGCTTGAGTATTCTAAATTGGCTGAAAAATATGTGGAATTATGTCCCATTTACAGTAGGAAGAGGCAAGACAAGAATGGATGATCGAATGAGAATTGAATCCATTAGACCTGATATTCCTATTGTGTTCGACAAACTGACAGATGTGCAAAAGAGTGTTTGGAATGAGTTTTTGACCTGGGCTGGAATCAATAATAATAATATTGACAAGCGTGAGCGAGTAAGCAATTCAGAAGTACTGGCTAATAATGAAGAAATCATCATAGCAAGAGAAAGCGCTTTGATTCCTAGAAGGCAATTCGCTGAAAAGTTTAATGATATGTTTGGAACAAATATTGAACCAATGTGGAGATGCACTATGAATCTGAGTGATATCTTCTTAAATGGTGAAAAAGGAGGTGGGATATATGGCTTTAGCGACTCAGACGATTCACGATCTCAGGAAGAAAGGATGGGACTTCGGTCTGAAAGATTATCCGATATGGAGTGAGGAATATAGAGATACTTTAAACACAAAGCTGCTAAATGAGTATGAGTTTGAGGAAATCGGACAGGAAACGCCGGATATGTTCACTTTCTATTTGAATAGAGCGATGGCTAAAATTATGCCTTATTACGTTCAGTTATACCAAACCACAACATTACAATTAGATATATTGAATCAATATGATTTTAGGGAAGAAGAGGATAGTAACTATACGGATACGAAAGAAATTAAAGATAACATTGATAAGCAAACCAGCAATGATATACATTCCCAGTCAACGGCTAATGTAACGTCAAGTGGAACTGATACAAGCATTACAAGCAGACCGCCACAAAGCCAAATTAATATTGGGAATATCAAAAGTGGAGTATACGCCAGAGATGGTAGTTTCGGAGAAAGCGAGAGTAGAAATGATACAACAGATACGTCAACAACGACAAATGCGGGAACGGAAATCCAAGACAATACTAGAAATGATAAAGGAACAGGGTTTGAACACAAAGGCAGAACTAAAACCGGACGTGATAAGCCCGTGGCTGAACTTATTCAGCAAGCAAGAGAAACGCTGATTAATATTGATAGAGAGATTATCGAAAATGAAGAAATCAGTAAGTTATTTTATATGTGGTATATTTAATGCGTAATAAGTATGGAGGTGTAAATATATGTCTTGTCTCAATAATTATAACTTGGATGTGATACTCAACCAACTGAACTGCTGGTGTTTGCAGTGGAGGGGTAAGATTGCGACTGTATTTCCGAGTGGAATGACCCAAATTGAACAAATTCAAGAACTTTTCACGGCTGTTAA